AGTCCCAAAAACAGTTACCCCTCCGGCTGTTCCTATTAAAATTTCACTTGCTGGATATATCCATTCAACACTTTCGTTTTTATTCGTATCAGCTTTTACAGTCATAGCGTCTGTATCTTCTGTCCCGACTTTAAACGTATCATACGCACCCGTTTCAGAAGGCCATGACGTTTGTGGTTCTGACTCTGTATATCCATAAATAAGTCTATTCTCGCTTATAGATACAGCTTTAGGATAACCACGATAGCCACTCCATGACGGCTCAGACCAATCCGTAGTCGCTGACGAACTAGGCAAAGTCCCACTATAAAGTACCGTTGCTGTTGCTACTGTTTTAAGTCCTGTTGCTGATACAGAAACGATTTGAGCATATCCATGAGAGCCTGTTATCGGCCCGATAGCCCAAATAGAGCCGACGTGAGTTGCATCAAATAAAGACGCACCGGATGATGTTAGAACAACTGAGCCTGTTAATGCTGATGCTGTTATCGTCGTATCAGTAACATTTGATTTCATTAATGCCGGACGCGCCTCATCTGCTGCATAATTAATTTGTGATAACGCCCATGTGGCATTACCTAATCTTTTTAACTGTGTTTGTGGAATCGTATCGTGAGTGATATAAAGGATATCATTCTTCTGAGCAAATTGGAGTTCTCTTAATGTACTTGTCGCATAACTTGTCGCAATCTCATACGCACTCGCGCCACTCAATATCTGTCCGTTATCTGTATAGAATCTCATATAGTTATTGCCAAGCTCAATTTGATATGCCTGATCGTCAGAGAATACAAAGTCTTTAAGTATTGTCACAGCGTCGGAGTCTTTGACTTCATTCATGAAATACGTTCCCGGTGCTTTTTTTGCACCACCATAAACCTCGACAACAACATTTCTAAGTTCCTGCGCAGATTGATAGTATTGAGTAAGCTCTGTTCTTCCATAAAGTTTAGGGCTTAACTCTCCGGCAACAAATGAATTTATAATTTGTGATGCGTTCATATTCGAGCGTTAGTCCATTCATCAGTTTTAAACTCGTCAGGAGTTACCTCTTGACCATTCATTGATTTAGCGTAATTTAATTTAGCTGTAAACTCTTGCCACACAAATTCAATCATTTTTTTATCACCTGTAATAGCAAACCATGATTCAGCTTTAAGACGTGCTGCAAATGCTGATACAAAAGAAGAATCCCATGTGTCAGGATCGTTATTATAAAAAATGTATTCAATCTTTACGGCATCAGAATCAGAGTATAATTTCTTTTCCTTGATCTTATGGTCATAATCATCTTCAACATCTGTCTTTAATAATTTAAGAAAATCAGGTGGTAAGGTAAACATATAAGTAAAATCATCTGTAAGAACTGGTGATGCTGCCAATCGCGAAAGGATTGCTTCTTTCTTAGCAAAACTCCATGGGTGAGAACGTAACATATCTTTAAGACAAATAGGCCACGCTATCGTCATTCTTCGTGCGTTTTCTGTATCTTCTGTCATTGCCTCAATTCTAACCGCACCAGAACCCAACAGAGCCATATTTACAACTTCAACTTGACTAGGCATATTGCCCTCCTTAAAAAAAGAGGGGCGGTTAAGCCCCTCTAGATTTACGCTTTAGAAACAAACGCAACAGCAACTTTAATTGTACCCGTAGCAGACGAAGCTCCCGACGTAGTAATAACTAAAGTTTGACCATCTCCGCTTGCAATTTCAAACCCTAAAGACGCGGCAACACCGTCGTCAGTAAAGTTTTTCTTATCAGCAGAAGAACAGTCAGTTTTTGCCATGAACTCATCAGCGTCCTCATTTGTACCAAACTCCAAATGATAATCACCTGATAACGTATCATGATCAATAATCCAATCAACAATACGAGCTTCAGCCGGTAAATTCTGACCGAATAACTCGATTACTGACCCCGTTGCAAGTGAAGCAGCTTCATAAGACTCATAAATCCACCGCACTTTTCCGCTCATAACTTCAGGCTCAATCGTATTGATTTGAGCTGCTCTTTTAAGCGTTCGATTTACTCCATAAACAGTAGCCATAATCTGACCTCCTTATTAGTTAATTAAGTTTATTCAGAACACTGAACAAGTACAACCTTCTCTTCTTCAAGTCGTGTCGAACCATAAGACTGTCCGGCATATACCTGAGCCGAGAAATGCTTTGCAGCTAGAATATCAATAGAAGCAAGCAAATCCAACCAGATACCTAACGTAACACCAGTTTTATGGTATGCCGCACAATTACGTACTCCGGAAGAAAATTCAGGAAGGCGCTCTGTTTGAATAAAATTAAACCCAACAAGTGTGCCCGGGTTTCCGTTTACTAATGCTTTGATCTGTGCATAATCAGCGCTGGTTACTTCTTCAATCGCTAACAAGTCCTCAATCTGCTCTGCCGAGACAGCAAAAGAACGACCATCAGACATAACTTCTTTTTCGTCTAATTTCTTCTTAGCTTCTCGGATTTTTGTCATATTCAAACCAGCTGAACTATGAACAATAATTTGAGTGGATGGGACTGTGTTAGAGGTCGTGCCAGCTTTGCCTGAATACGCTGTAGCCGAGAAAGCTGCGCAAACTTGCGTATCCTTAGCTCTCGCTAAAGCAAACGCGTTATTCTGCACAAGCTCACTCGTTGGATCTTTCAACATCTGAATCTTATCCATCTTATCAACTAGCGGTGCACGATAGTAATAAGTAGGAATAATTTTTCGACGATCATACTGCGGATCGTCATTAACAACTTCCTGATTACGAGCAGTTTTAACTCTCGCATCAGCAGATGCTAACTGATCTTGAAACGACTGCTCACCAGAACAATCTGTTTTGTTATGAACAGTTGGAGCGACCTTCACCATAGTTTGTTGGACTAAATGTTGAATATTGTCGCTATACTGATTTTTTAAAGCTTCTGTTACTGACGCCATTATAGCCTCCGATGTTAAATTAAACCAAATTTTAGCTTCGGTTATCCTTAAAGGGCCTTTGCTTCATACTACTTATTCAGGCCTCATCAGAGGTTATCTGCTTGCAAACAATGCGTTCTGGGGAATTAACCTTATCCAGTCTGCATTTTATAATAATCACTGAGCTTATCTGTCCAATACTTATGCTGTGGATCATTTGCATCATTCAACTCTTTAGATCGCTCAGATCTTATTTTATCAATTTCAAGTTTAGCAGCCTCAGGAGTCAATACCTTTCCTGTCATGCCAGTCTTGATTAATTGCTCTTCTGAAAACTCTTTACCTACATTCGCTAATAATTCAATAACAGCAGGGTCATTGCCATATTTCTTGACAATCTCCTGAGCCGTTTCTCCACCGAATGACTCAATCATTGAATTTGCTAACTTAGCGTTATTATCATAAGCAAGTCCCCACTTTGTTCTTAACTCAAGGCTTGCATTATCAAAATCTGCTTTTGTTTTTGCCTGTTGCGCGTCATTTCCTTTTGTAATAAGGTTTCCAAGCTCATTCATCATAAACTGATAATGAGAAGGTAACAATCCAGCTTCACGCGCTCTTGTCTTGAGTGCTGACTCAAGCTCAGGTGCAATAGCCATTCCTTCAGGCAATTTAAAATCTGCTCCGGTCTGGTAATCTTTAGAGTCAGACGGTGCGCCTAACTGCGTCATAACACGATTAAGCTCGCCTGCTTCAAAGTTACCATTAGTGTCCTTTTTCGGCATAGCGATCTTCTCATGTCCGACTAGCTTCTCAAGGTCGCTGTAACTTGAAATTACGTCACCCGAGGACTTCCATCCTTTTACGTCAATGACAGCTTTATGCTCCGGTGACATGGTTGCTGTCCAGTCTGCCGGTGGAGCTGGCGGTGCTGGTGGCTCAGGTGGTGCTGGTGGAGTTTCTCCACGATTATTTCTTAACATTTTAAACATTGTTTACTCCTTTGGACTCTCGTTATCCCTTTGGGACGCGAGTTACCCATTTTTTAATTGAACTTATTAATCTATCTATAAAAGGCGTTTCAATCGTTACTTCTGCCCTCGGAATAAAATTCGGTTTATTGACATCACGATAAGGAACAGGAACAGGATTATGTTTCTTTCTCCATCGACTACGACCATTTGCTTTTTCTGCGAATCCCATATTACTCCTTTATCAATTCAGCTACAATATCTGAAATATCTCTATTTAATAAACGTACAATATTAGCATAAATACTACGCCTACCCTCATTAAACGCCATCTTATGAGGCATATCATCATACGTTGTGACCGTATCAAAACATCGTGACGCTAAGTCTTTAAGCACTTCCTCGCCATCAACTGTATTAAATACCCTCATGTAAAGCTGTTGACGTTCTGATAGCTGACGTTGTATTTCCTGCTTCTGTATTTTTTCTTCTTTTGTAAAGTTATTGAACATTACCAGCCTCCGCTAATGTTTTATCAGTTTCCGCTCCGGTCTTTGCAACTTCCGCACCTTCACCTATCATCTGAATTTGAGCCTGTGCCTCCTGCTGTTGAGCGCGACCATCACGCATTTCCTCAACCTCTGCATCATCACGAATAACTTTAGGTGCAATGTTTGTCATTTCAGCTACATAATCAGTCGCCTCATCAAGATTTAACTTGTCCAGCACTTCAGGAAATTGACCTGACGCTAATTGCAACTCTGCAAATTGTCCTATAACAGCCATTGCATCGCCTAAATTCTGTAACTCTAAATGCTTCTGAGCACGTGCTAACGGCGATACATACTCAATCACATACTCTTGTCCTATTAATTCTGGTGGCAACGGAGGCAGCTTATTATTTTTGGCAGCGATGGCGTAAACACGCTCAATGAAAGGACTGAGCTTCTCGCGCATAATATTGCCGACAGCCGACCCTAACATTTGCATACGCTGATTATTAGCAATGCTTACCTCTGTTGCCGTTCTATTTCCAACTTGGGGGGAGGAAAGAAACAAATCATTATAAAATGTCTGTTGAATTGTAGTCTTTTTATATTCTAAATAATCAACTCCTATCTGAGTACGTGCACCCATATTAATAGGAGTGATATGTTCATTTGGAAAACCGACGTTTCTAATATTCCTACCTCTCGGGTTGAAATTATAAGGACGCAAAAACGCCTCATCCGGTATCTCAACCGGCGGTGCGATCTCAAGTTGTGCGCCGATAGCTGTTGTGTACTCAATTTGATTAAGCATTTGAACATCAGGCAATACGTTCATCATAGGAGAATACCCATAAGGTGAGTTTTTAGCAACTGCGAAACGTGACACGAAGAAAGGAAACTCTCTAAATCCACCTTCACGAATAATTTTCTTCTCATCACGTTCAATCCAAATGGCAGCGTATGGCATATTCTTAGATGTTTTCTTTGATTGGTCATAGACAGCGCGGGGGAGCACACAGAATAAAAACTTAAACTTCTTCTTAAAATCGCTCTTAGCAAATGACTCTAAAACTTTATCACTTAACTTATCTTTACCAAACTTCTCAACTGCTTGTGATGCGTCAAACTCATACTCAATGTATGCCGTTTTAACACGACGCGCTGAGTCCTCCATAATAATAACATTCTCAATATTCATATCATGTAATCGAATATCATCAGTCGGATCATCCTCGCCATAGAGAATATCAGTACCGATCGAGCCTAACGTCAAATACCCCTCAACATCTTCTTGATAAAAGTTTGATGAGTTTATCATTGCGTAGAGAACGTCCTCAGTGTCTCTTAAATATTTAAGAACAGCTTGACTTGTCATATAATTACGGTTTTTAATTGCTATTGTCATCCAGCGTGTTTGAGGACTTGACATATAAGCCTGCATACCAGCGGCGAAATACGCATTTGAAAGTATCGCGGTTGAATCATAAATGTCTGTTGGTATTCTATTACCTACACTCTTAATGCGAGTGATGTAGGCTTTACGCGGAAGTGAATAATACATTAAATCTTGAAAGTATTGATCTAATACAGCACGACCTTCTTTCTCAGTATCATAGATCCTTATATGCTTCTCTGCTTCGGTCTCCGGCATCTTATCCTCCTAAGAGTGATGTTCTTCCGGTTACCGCTTCGTCTTGCACACCTAATGGTGATGTTAGAATCGACCGAGTTTGTGATAATCTAAATTTCTTGAGTTTGGTTTGTGCTGCTTTGGCGGCTTTACTTGTTGCTAATGCGGCTTT